ACGGAGTTGCCGATAATTCCTCCTCCGCCCCCGCCACTCGTATTGGTAATATAACTATATACACCACCAATCGGGTTGACGGGGTTGGAGGCGGCGTCCAAATATAACATTGGACCAACCGGCCTGACTCCAACTCCTCCGACAATTTGCCAATTTTGATGATACGAAGGTCCATCAACTTCATCAGCATCAACCGGCAAAGTATGGCCGGGGAAAAGACACATCTGAAAGTTGTTCAACGAAGAAACAACGACCTTAGTCGTCGAAGTCGTACGCATCGTGGTAGTTTGAAGAGTCGGCATGGGATTAAAATTCACGGGACACTTCTGTGGATCACTAGTAAAGGGATCCGCAAGCGCCTCGAGCCAATCAGATAGACGCCCTCTCAACTTGCCTTTGGACTGTCTAAGTCCTGCAAACTGATACCCGGCGCCCATAATCTTGGAGGCCATCTTGGCAGTAGCATTAATAGTTGCGACGGAACCATTAGAATTGCCGGCAAGACTGCGTTGCTCAACTCGTTCAACTTTCTTGACGACTTTCTTGATGGCTTTCTTGCCTTTCTTCGAAATATTCTTCTTACTTGGGAGATTACTCATCTCTAAACTTTACTTTAAGTCCGTAAAGGGGAATAAAACCACGATTTTCTGGTGCCAACGTCACCAGAGGGAAATCGTTTCATCATTCATGATTACGGCGTCAGGCGCAACTTTCTTGAAAAGCTCATCCAACTTAATTGGTCGAGCCCACCCACAATTCTTCAAGAGATCAAGGATCTCTCTTCTTCTAGGGTGGTTATTCAATTCAAATTTAACCTGTCCGCCACGATCAAGACTGAATTCGGCGTTAATATTCTTAAACGCCATCTTAGCCCAGCTTTCCAAATAACTAAGGCCAGAGTTAAAATCAAACCAATGAGAACAGAATGAGAATCCGGAAGAATTCTCAGTGATGACAGCGGTGTCAGTGACACGAAAACCAAAGTTTAGGTATTCAGACACTCTGCGGTCACCACCGAATCTGTCCTCGACGCAATCATCACCCATTGTCTTATTGAATATTTGTTCGCGCTCGGCGCCACAGATGATCGAAACAACTGTAGCGAGGAACGCCCTGAGAATGGAGTTACCATTTCCGGTCTTAAAACACCCGGAGGACATAATCCCATCAGACAAAAGACAAATGTAAAGCTTGCCATCAGACGTGCACATCACCTTACGGGCGACGCACAACATCTCATTCTTAATGACGT